ACGATAATGATTGAATAAAGTCAAGCATTTTTGTGTAAAAAGTTGAACTTTTTTACAAAAAAAAAATAAGAGCGAAAAGCTCTTATCTAAAATAGTCGACGTTGACGATTTTTAATTCCCTTGAATTCATAGTTCTCTGCCCAATCCAGCATGTATTGAACATTGAACAATGCTCGAAGTTTATAGTCCTCAACTAATTGCTCTAGGCTAAAATGCGCTCCAGTTTCTTCGATAATAGATTCGATTTCAACTTGAACGGGTTTTGGCAACCTACGGACAGCATCAATTCCTCCGTTCTTCTGTGACAAGTCAACTAGTCCTTTTGAAGTCATGATGTTACCCATAGCCCCTGTCAACAGTACAGAAGTCGAGTCGGCGCTGTAGAATGGGTGGCGCTCCAATTGGCTAGTAACTGTCATCCCGAATGCGTGAGTCTTAACGTCTGGATTAGAACTGTTTCGAATAACTTCGAATACTCTTTCCATCCATTTGTCTTTATGCTTCGTAGTCGAGTCATTGGCTGGTGAAATTCCAATGTAAGGAATATGCTTCCCGCCTTCGAATGTAGTTTCAAGCATCAAGTTGAGCCATTTAAAGTCTTCTCCCATATGGAAAATAGGTAAGAGCTTGTCTTTCTCAACCATTCGCTCGCGCATGTATAGATAGTTATCCCAAGAAATTTGCGGCGCCTCTAAAAGCTGTTCACGTGTCTTAGGCTGTCTAAATACACCAGGAATCTTATCGAGTTCAGCGATGCAGTCGAACATTCCCACGTTATCATTCACGTATTCGATATAGGCGTCAATGTCAACTTCAGCTCCTTTGGTATGAGCGGAATATGCACTAGAGTCGACGAATAGTTTTGAAGTGGTGTTTGGATTGTTTTTCTTATGCTCAATCCACCTTTTGCCAATCCCGTTTCTTTCGTACAGTTGATTGAATAGGCGATTGGCTCCTCTTTCCTTCAAATAGTCGTCAGTGCTACTAGCGTGACCGCCTGCGAAGTATAGATTAAATCCCATTTTTCGCTCCTATCAGTGTTCTAAAATGGCTGTTCTTCGCTAGTGTAGAAATAAGGAAGTAAGAAAGTAGAACGATAATTGCTTCACTAATTCCTACATAGATGACAGACTCCCAAAAAGGTAAGGAGTACACGATTCGAAGTTCCAGCGCGATAAGGTAAGCATTAGCAAGAACTGGACAGATAAGTGAGTATAGAGGACTCGCTATTTTAGCAACTTCCACCATTGCCACTACTCCAAGGAAGGTAGCAAGTGAACCGAATAAAACGTCAATCAGTCCAAGAGGTGAAAAGAAGTTTGCAATAATTGTCCCTAGTACAATCCCAGGAGTCCATCTATGGTTCCATAAAGGTAGAAGAATCAAGGCTTCACTGACTCTAAATTGAATAGGTCCATAACTAATAGCAGAAAATGCAACGGTCATTGTCACATATAGAGCCGCAATAAGAGCTGTTCGAACAAGCCAAAAGGTTGCACTTTTATTCATCTTCAGCCTCCTACTTTTTAATCAACTGAAGCAATTCTGCTCGAGCAGATGCGTCATCTTGGAAAAGTCCTCGCATAGTTGAAGTCACTGTCGTTGCTCCGTGCTTCTTAATACCGCGTCCGCTCATGCAAGTATGCTCAGCCTCTACAATAACTGCAACAGCTTGAGGATTTAGAACTTCCTGAATAGCGTCAGCGATTTGTTGAGTCAAGCGCTCTTGTACTTGAAGTCGTTTAGCATATCCTTCAACCACTCGACCGAATTTTGAAAGACCTGTAATCTTATCCTTAGGAATGTATGCAATATGCACCTTCCCTACGAATGGAGCTAAATGATGCTCACAAAGTGAATTGAATGGAATGTCTTTTACAAGAACAAGGTCTTCATGGTCGACGTCGAATGTTTTTTCGAGATGAAGTTTAGGGTCTTCTCGATACCCTACGGTATGCTCTGCTAGTGCTTTTACAAAACGGAATGGAGTATCTTGCAACCCGTCACGTTCTGCGTCCTCGCCTAATAGACCAAACAGTCTTTGAACGGATGCCTCAGTATTGTCCAAGGTTACAATTTCATCCGGCTTAAGGGAAGCCCATCCGTTCTCTCTCCCTAATACGTTACCGATTTTATCTAGATGCTCAATTTTCATTTTATACTCCTCTTTTATTGTCATAAACAAGTGTATGAAGTTGCGGTAAAGGTCGAACATTGTTGAAAGCTGGGTCTTCATACACTTTATCCCAAAGCCATCCCAACTTTTCAAGAAGCCTGTCACTAATTTTTCCTTTCTCGTAGGCGTTTGCATTTCCTACAGAAAGGTAGTTCACTGGACGTAACTTGCCTTCGAAAGTTTTAAACATATCACGCGCATAAGCTAGGTCATTTTCGTCAAAGATAACGATTTTAAATGACCAGTCAAGGTTTTCATCATTCATTCTATCTACAATCGCTTCAAGAATTTTCATATTAGTCCTCATTCCACTTGAAGGCGGTTTAGGACTAATAGTGATATCGCTTACTTCTTTGAACCATTCTTGGAATCGAGTTCCTTGAGTTTCGAGACCGAACTTGAATCCATGCTCCTTTAGAATCGAAATCATCTTAGCCATAGGCTCGTTGATTAAGGCAGGATTCCCTCCAGTCAATGTCACGTGGTTACAAATCTGCTCACCTTTATCATTAAAAGCTAGTTTCAAGATTCGACTAGCAGCTTCTTCGCCTGTGATATATTCGGGCTCGGTTGTTCCGTTCCAGGTAAAAGCTGAATCACACCAGTTGCAATGATAGTCGCATCCCCCAGTTCTAATGAAAATGGTCTTTTGTCCAATGACCATTCCTTCGCCTTGAATTGTAGGACCAAAGACTTCCATAATAGGCATCTTTTCAGGGTCGCGAACATTGATTCGAATCTTGCCTCTTTCAGGCTGGTTGTACTGATTAACCATTAGCATGCTCCTGTAAAATTTCACGGACAGTAATCTTTTCGTCTTTGTCGATAAAGGTTACGTTCTTGAACATTTCAATCTCGTCTTCTGTGAAAATCTCGTAGTAAGTACATTCTGCGCAACCTGTAGGAGTTTCCCATAGTTTGATAGAGTCGATACGAGAATGCTGCCACATGAGCTCCGTAAGTGTCCAGGTAAGGAATCTTGACATATTTTCAGCCGTAGTTCTAAATCCAAATAGAACTCGCTTGGTGTCAACTGCATTTGCTAAGGCGATTGGTTCATTCCCTTGAAGAAGAACAGCGTGGTCAAGTCTATCAATGAATGTACCTGCGATTTTCTTGACGTGATAAAAGTCAACTACCATCCCTTGACTCGAACCATGGTCATAAGTTCCGCCTGCTAATGAAATTTCGACCTTGTAAGTATGCCCATGCAAGTTGGCACATTTTCCAAAATGGCCAACTAGTTGATGAGCTGCGTCGAATGTTAAGGTTTTAGAAACTCTCATATCAATTCTCCTTGTAATGAATAGGGTCAGTCATTCCGTTTTCTTCGAATGCCTTTTTGCGGTCGATACAAGTTGCGCAAGTTCCACAACTTTCAGCGTCACTTTCATAACATGAACGAGTCAAGAAATAAGGAACATCTAAATCAATTCCCCATTTAACGACTTGCGCCTTGGTTAGAGTAAGTAGAGGAGCGACAAGGGTTACCTTGCCTCCAGTTCCATATTCCATTGCATTTGACATTGAATTATAGAACTCAGGAGTGCAATCCGGATAAGCACCGCCCGCCGCATCGTCTGCGTGAGCACCATATACGACGTAAGAAGCTCCTACCGAATAAGCATAAGCCGCAGCCTGTGAAAGCATTAGTCCATTTCTAAATGGAACATAAGTATCAACTACTTCTTTCTCTGCTAGGATTTCAGCGTAAGATTTTCCATGTGAAATTTCTCCTTTTCCTTGTAATAAAGAAGAGCTAGAGCTTGAGTAGATTTTCGAGTCAATTTCGAGAATGGTGAACTTAACTCCGTAGAACATTGCAACATTAGCAGCATTTTCAAGTTCTGCTTCATGCTTTTGTCCATAATTGAATGCTATAGCATGAACATTTTTAGAGCCCCACTTGTCAACTTCAATTGCTAAACAAGTGGCTGAGTCGACTCCTCCTGACAATAAAACTACTGATTTCATTCCAGCCTCCTATCGAATAGCTCGTCCAAGACCTTGAACATTTCCAAGGAAGTTCAATTTGCGTTGAAGTTGAAGCTGTTCAAGTTCAGGAGTTGCAAATTGAGGATTCACTTTGTTGACGAATGGGTAAATTGAAATTCCACCACGAGGAGTGAATAGGCCCATGACTTCAATGTACTTAGGTTCCATCAATTCATACAAGTCATTCAAAATAATGTTCATGCAATCTTCGTGGAAGTCACCGTGGTTACGGAAACTGAATAAGTACAATTTCAATGATTTGGATTCAACCATCTTTTCGTTTGGAATGTAACTAATGAAAACATTCGCGAAGTCAGGCTGTCCTGTTTTAGGGCAAAGGGAAGTGAATTCATATCCGTCGAATGTTACTAGGTAATTATTTTCAGGATGCTTGTTAGGGAAAGTTTCAAGAACGTCAGGATTATAATCATAATCGTATTTAGTGTCTTGGTTTCCTAATAGTGTGACGCCTGTAAGTTCAGCGTCTGTGCGTGTAGTGTTTTGACTCATGCTCGAGCCTCCTTTATTTTTATTTAGCAGGATGTCAGGTTTACAAAACTGCTTCACTTATATTATACACAAATTCGGTGCATTTTGTTAAGCAATAATTAACCCAATATCTGCTTCATATTTTTATTATATAATAATGAATGAATAAAGTCAAGCGTTTTTGTAAAAAAAATAATCAGGAATTTTCCTGACTACTTTTTCAAATATCTCGAAGCAATTGACTGCAAGATAAACTGAACTAGAACTTGGCCTAAAACAGCTGACGGAATGTCTATATAAGCAACTGTCCCAATTCCAAGAGGACTCAGTCCTAATGAAATCCATATGGTTGCGTCTATAATAGAACCGATATTGCTAGACAAGGCATTTGCAATCTTCGAGTCTAATTTATTCGAGAGCTTGTCGAATATAAAGACACTTGCTTTTTGACTTATCCAAAATGCAACTCCTGAAGCCACGACAAGCGATTGTGGTAGGTTTTGCATAAAGCAAATCAACGAGGTAAGGAATAACCCTACCCATATCAAAGAACCGGCAAATTTTGGCTTCTCGTACTTGCTTATTAGATTTATAAGCAGGAAAGTGAATCCCATAAACCAACTGCTTGGAGGAATTAAGATTCCTTTCACATTTAAAGGTTCAAAGTAGATTGTCACAAGGTTTGCAATAACTACTAGAATTATATATGCAATTGAATAGATTTTAGATTTCAATTTCTTCACCATACCATCTTTCTACTATACTAGGGTCACATTTCATTGGAAGACTAATAATGTCCTTGGCTGCTTCAATCATAACTTCCGTCAGCCTTTCTGCTCCCCGTTTTGCGTTCTTGATAGGAACTTCACCTAATAACTCATCGTGAACTGGAATCATTAGATGGAAGCCTAATTCTTTCAATTCAGCGTCATTGTGTACCCTAATCATTGCGTACTTAGTCATGTCGGCTGCCGTTCCTTGAATAACTGAATTCAAACATTGACGCTGAGCATCAGCTATCTTGCCTCCGTTATCTTTAATAAGAATTCCTTCGGCTTTTGCCTGGTCTTTAATTTCTTGCTTCTTCTTAAATCCCCAGGCTCTATCCAGCTGGGCCCAATATTTTTCGATAATATGTTCAGGAACGGTATCATCCATCTGTTGGTCTGCGTCGAAGTTAAATGGGTCGAAATCTTCATTCTTGCTAGCGTCAATATACTCGAACTCATATTCAGGAAGACTCATATCAGGAAGCCTTCTTCTTCGACCGGTAGCTGTTTGAACGTATCCCAAGTCCTGCGCCTGCTGTTGAACGAAAATGATATAGTCTGCCACTTTAGGGAACTCGCTAAAGAAATCTTCAATAACCTTATTCGCTTCTTTGATAGATACATTCATTTGCTCAGCGATTGAGTTAGCCCCGCGGCCGTACATAAGACCTAAAAGAACGGACTTGACAGAATTTCTTCGAAGTTTCCCTTCCTTGTTAGTCGTTCCGTCTGGGTAGAACTCTAAACACTCTTCATAGGGAACACCATAAAGTTTCGAACCGATAACTGAATATAGGTCCAGGTTTTGTTCGTAAGCGTGTCGCATACTTTCGTCGCCACTTAATTCCGCCAATGAACGAGGCTCTTGTTGAGAGTAGTCACTACCAATAATGTAGTAGCCAGGACTGGCTGAGAAGATTTGTCGAACTACGGCTCCTTCACCACGTGATGGAATATTCTGTAAGTTAGGACCTTCACTTGACATACGTCCAGTCTTAGCTCCGTACTGTTTGAATGTAGTGTGAATTCGATTGTCAGGTTTTGCAAGGTGTTGGTCAAGTGTTGTATAGGTCGAAACTAATTTTGCATATTTTCTATATTTCAAAAGTGCTTTTGAGATATCGTTATCAAAATGCTCGACAATACTTTCGCCCGTCCCTCTAGGCTTATCCTTTTCCGGACTCTTCAATCCCATGATATCATAAAACAGGATGGCTAATTGAGTAGGACTAGAAATGCTTACCGTCACTCGACCTCTTGCGTCCATTTCGAGTTTTTGATAGCTCTGGAAATTAGTTTGTCGAAGTTCTTCGATTTCCGGCTGCCATTCGCTGACAAGCTGTTGAAACTCCTGCTCGGCTTCGTTCATGCTAGCAGTAAACTTTTCTCTAATTTCTTCTAGCTTGGCCTGGTCTAAATCGACACCGTAGACTTCCATGTCGAAAAGAACTTTAATTAGAGGCATCTCAATATTATGAAGAACCCATGAAACTTTTTCCAGGTTATATTCTTCACATTGTTCAGTTCCAGGAGTCAAGTATTGTTCTTGAAACTCATAGAGTTCGAAAGTTTGCAAAGGGTCATAGGCCGCATACATATAGGCGACATCAGGAGGAATTAAACTAAAAGGAATTCCTTTGAACAGGTCATTAAATTTTGCAACCTCTGCGTTTTCTTCATTCCTAACATATTTAGAATGAAGACTTTTCAAGCTATGAGACTCATTTTCATTTAAAAGCATTGCGGCTAAATATGTATCCCACGCTGGCTCATTCATTTTGACGCCGAGTCGCCAATAAATCGATTTCATGTCAAATTTCGAATTGTGGTAGATAATAGGAATTCCTGAATCTACAATCCGTTGAAGCATTTTCTTCATAAACTCAGGAGAAATTTGATTCTTAATTCGCATCTTCGTCATATTGCTAACATGATTGACAGGAGCATAGATTCCTTTTTGACTAGGTGAGTACAAGCAGACTCCTGCCAGCTCCTCGTGAATAGTATCGAGTCCATCAGTTTCCACGTCAATAGAACCTATTCCGTCTTCAATCATTTTGTCTACATACTTCTCGAGTTTTGCTTCCTCAGTGACTAACTCAAGTCTATCGAGGACGTGTCCAAGAATCCTGTTTGAAAGAGTTCGAGCTCTAGCAACCGCATCCTTTAGAGCGTTTCCTGAAATGTAAGTAACCTCAACTGCAGGCTTCCTGTTTTTGCGTTGAGCAAGTAACTGAGCATCGTTCTTCTTGCTAGAACGTGGCTTTGCACCGAAGAGTCCTTTTTGTGCCATTATTTTCCCTTTCTTAATCAATAATAAAGAGGGCTCGCGCCCTCATGTTAGAATCCTCGACCTCGTGTTGGAGGAGTTCTTCGACTAACTGAAGGAGTTCTTTCAGCTGTTCGACCTTGTGAAGATTCTCGACCGGAACCTCGTCTAGGCGCAGGAGATGCTCCTCTACGTGAATTTGAACGACTGGAAGAACGCTCTTCTTGAAGAGTGAACTTGCCATCAACCACGTCGAACATTTGGTCTTCGTCGAGGTCTAAAATTAGAGTTCCAAGCAGTTCGCTCTTTTCTGGAAAATCTTCAAGAGTAGCACTGTCTTCCGGACGCTCTGGAAGGAATTCGTAGGTAGTTCGTTGGTCACCTTTAGCTCCTGAACGAATAATTTCAAAAGGCTGAGTCACAAGGCTTCCATATTTATTGATGAATGTAACAATCTTTTGAACATAAGAACGGCCTCGGTCCCATGTCTCAACCTTTCCGCTGTCGTGGTTGTAAAGTTGAAGAAATAGTTTTTCAATACGAGGAAATCCGTTTTGGCATAGTGGGCAATTATCGGGATTGACTGTTTCCCCGTCTTCGCCAATAGCGTTGCAATTGATATAGCGTCGACGACCATCAACTTCTGCTTCATGGACTACAAAATAATCCATATCCTCGCCGTCCGGGTCATCATACAATAGAGTGACAATTGCGCTGTCACCGTGGTCAGCGAGTGTGAAAAACTCGTTATTAGACCCTGAGCTAAATGTTCCTGATTTTTGAATTGATACTTTTCCCATATCGATTCTCCTTTTAAAGTTTTTTAATGATTGAAAGATTTTGAAGATTTTAAGGTTTCAAGGTTTGTTCTTTCATATATAATATACACGAAATTGACGTGATTTGTAAACCGATTATATAAAATCTTTTAATTTATTTTTTAGTGACTTCTTAGACTGACTAATAGCAGACCTGCTTACTCCAATTTCACGCGCAATTTCTGCGTCGCTTACTGAAGGACCGTTTTGAATAACTGATGAAATATAAGCATACTCTGTATTAGAAAGCGTCATGAAGTCAAGACTTGCTTCAATTTCAATTTTTCCGTAGTCTTCACAATAGCCAACTGTCGATAGAATACTAAAATCGTCGCCTTCTTCATTTGTCGAAACGCTATCGAACGTCACTTCTACATACCAATTTCGATTCATGGAAGGTGCATTTAGATACCTATATTCTAAGACTATTCTATTCTTGAAGAGTCTTGTAAGGTAAGTTGAAAACTTGGCCCCTTGGTTTGATTTGAACGTTGCCAAACATTTTGAAATAGTCTCGAATGCAATGCTTTCAATGTCATGTCGAGATAAGCATTTAAACCTTTTTGCATAAGAATAAAGCATCCCAAAATAACGATGATAAGCAGACGCAATTGACACATCGGGGTCAAGAACATAGTTCTCAACACATTCGTCGTCAGTCCAGCATTCGAATCCTACATAGCTAGAAACTAGTCTATTCGCTTCTTTCATATTGATATGACCTCTTTTTAAAATTTTATGACTTTATTATACGATAATAAATGAATTTCTACAAGACTAAATCATTAAAATTTAATAATTCCGGATGGTCGTTTATGTCCCACTTATTATCATAGAACTCTTTAGGGTAGTTTAAAAACCGAACAACCTTGCTTCGTTTTAACTGCCTGTAGAGTTTTTCCTGCGCTGTCTGTCCAGCGTTATCAGGGTCGAGCGCTAGAACGATATTTCTATAAGGAAGTCGTTTCAATAAGTTGATTTGATTTCCTCCACCTACTCCCATAAGAGCGACTGCTGGAATCTTCATTGACCAAAGTGTTAAGCAGTTGATGACAGACTCAGTCACGAATACTTGACTAATAGGTTTTTCAAAATAGTCTCGAAATGCTGTAAGCTCATATTGGCCATAAAGGAATTCCGTTTTAGGGTCATCTTCTCCATACTGGTGAAACTTAGAACGAACACTTCGACGGTTGAAGAATACTGTTTCGCCCTTGAGGTTCCGTACTGGAAAAGTGATGCAGTCATGCAGTTTGTCATAACCTACATCGAACATTTCGATGAGCTCGTCCGTCAATTTTCGTTCATACATATAAGGATGAATGAACCGGTACTTATCCAGTTCTTCTTCAGGAATGATTTTATGCTCGACTTTTTCAACCTTTCCGTTTCTTCGAAACGCTTCAGGGCTGACGCCTTGCCTAACTACTTCGCTAGATGTTCCAAAGTTCCTTTTCAGCCACTGGTTTCCGTAGAATCCTCCATCCTTGCGTCCTAATACATTCGAGATGAATTCAGTTAGTCCTGAAGTATAGCCGCAAGTGAAGCAGTGAACCGTTCCGGCTTCTGTCACTTTACTTCCGGAATAAGATGGATTCCTACTCATACCACAAGAGGGATGCTTTTCAGTCCCTCCTGCATGAAACGGGCATGAGAATTGATAGTTGCTTCCAAGCGACTTAGTTCGTCTAAAAATGAATGTTCCTTCGTCTTCAAGTTGTCTCGAAAGTTTTTCAATTATTTGTTCAGGAGTCGCTTCAATTTGAAGACCATTTACTTTCATCAAAATGCTTCAACTCCTTCCCTTGTAACCTTACTTCGAAGACGAGCAGTCGACCTAGAGGCTTTTGCTTTCAATGGAGAGATTTCGCCTTTTTCAGTTCCTTCTTCGCCTTCCTCTTTGAATCCTATAAGAGTATAGGTTCCAGTTTCAACGTCCCACATATATTCGATGATTTTTCTGTCTTCACCATATCGGTTTTTAACGACAGATAGTTCAAGTATGCCGGACTTTTCGTCACGCTTCATAGCGATAACTCTGCTAGCATTTTGACCTACTCCATCACTTTCTGCTATATGTTCAAGTTCCATATTTTCAGCGCCGTCAGTTTTAGCCGAACGACCTGCTTGGACGTTGAGTACAATGGGGATTCCGTATTTAGCAGAAATCTTATATAGGTCCATGGTGATGTTGGCGTACTGGATTCGCTTCTGCTCTCTGCTTGGATAAGACTCGCTCATGAGTGAAAGCTGGTCAATTCCTACCACAGATGGTTTATATTTAGATATCATGCTATCTAAAATTGCAGGAGTGAGGTTTTTCCCGCCAATCATAAAGGGCGTGACTACCACAAGGGAATTTTCAGCCTCAGTCATTGCTTGAATATGGTCCTCATATTTTTCAAACTGATGGTCATTCCAAATCCCTTTAGTGATTGAGTTGATGCTAACATTAGAAAGAATAGTATCTATACGAGCACCAACTTGCATTTCACTCATTTCTCCACTATATAGAAGGACATCATGCCTGTTCTTCCAAGCAGTTGCAAGCATCTTGTCAATAGTCCACGACTTACCTTGTCCAGGTCGAGCCATTATGACAATCAAATCCTCACCAGGAAGTAATCCTCCAAGCACGTCGTCCAGTAGTTCAAACCCTGTAGATATTCCAAGTCTTTCACCTTCGTGGTTTCTAATATTGTTTGCCCAATCTAGGCGGAGTTTAGCATTTCTTGCAATGTCCATTCCGCCTACAAATTTAGAGCGATTGAAAAGTTCCTCGAGTTTTGGAATTATATTTGCAATCGCAATGTTACTATCTACCTGGATGTCCTCAGCCGCTTCAGTTAAAATTGGCACCAGTGAATTATAAAGATGCTCCTCTTTTAGCTTGTCAATAAGATACTCATCAGTTTCGCCAATTTCGAAGAATTCGAATCCTGGAAAATGGTCGAGAATAGTTTCGTCATCAGGAACTCTTCCATACTTTGAAAAGTGGTCTTGAATAAATCTATATTCGTCTAAATAGTCTGTGAAATATTCTTGGTCAATTCCATTATTCTCTAAAATGGACAAGCTCTTTTCTTCGAGAACTTTATTTAAGACTTGAAGTTGTATCACTCTCTCACCTCTTTCAATTTTCCTACATGCTGTCCTTTTTCATTGTAGAGAGGACTTTCCTTGGCCCCTGGAGCACTTCCTAGCCAAGCTCCTGAACTATCGACGGTCAAGTAAACGGCTGACTTTTCTTTCTGCTTATAACTTTGAATCACTTTATCTTGAGACTCTCGTTCGTTATGCACTCCTGCACAATAGGACACCGCGCAGCAAATACAAAGAAAGACAATTTGCCAAAGAAAAATAGTTGTGATGTTACTATATCTATGATTCAATTTCATCTACCTCCAATCCTCTTACATTGCTTGCCTGAAAATCTAGAACCACTGAAGTATCATATATACGACTATAAAGCCTTTGGCCTAAAAGGTCAATAATTTCATCATCAGTATAATTAGTCGTATAAATAGTTGACAAGTTATTATCAACCCTATAATTGACAAGGTCATAAAGATAAGGATAAGAGGCCTTGGTTAAGGAACCTCCACCTATTTCGTCTATGACTAATAGCTCACAAGTCTTAAGGCGCTCGAAACGTTCGAGAAATTCTTGCATGGTTTGAAAATAATTATAGTCGCCGAACTCAGTCAATAGTTGAGCTGACACTACAAACATTCCTTTTTCAACAATTCTTCCGTCAAGTGCAGTTTCAGCTAAATAGCGTTGCAAAAGTCGAACCGCCCAGCTAGTTTTTCCATTCCCGACAGTATTCGAAGCAATAACAATGCTAAGACCGTTTCGAACTTCTTCGACTATATTTGCTCGAACATCTTCTAGCCATTCCCAACATTCCTTGTCGGCTTTTCGTTCGACTAATACTTGAGGTTCGAAATACTTTTGAGGTAGTCCACTTCTCTCGAAAAGGTCATTTAACTTTTTCTTCCATATTCTATCAGCTAAATTTTCCAACTTTTCTCCTTTTTATATTTTCGATACTATAATTTATTATTTCTCGATTATTGGTGTATATATACCGGCCCGAAAGAATCAAGATTGATAAATTATACGCCTATTGAGGTCATTTTGTAAACCACATTTTAAAAAATCTAAAAATAGTCTACTAAACTAATAAAATCCTTCGAATTTTGAACCCGTTTTTCCTTCGAGTTCGTCCAAAATCCAGGCTCTTTTGAAAGTCGAGACCGTTATGAACCTTTCGCTTAGGTTCAATCTTTTTCGAACATTTTCATATTTAACAAAACTTTCTGCTAAAAATCGACAAAGTTCAAGGTTCGACTCGATGTTTAAATAAGTTCGAACATTTTTCATCGTGTTCGAAAAGTTGAACCAGTTATAATCGATGCATTTAATTCCAAAAATAAATTCGTACTGAACTATAAAGAAAGATGATACCTGCTTCATATTAGGTTCGAATTGTTTTCCGTTAAGTGCTTCAACTATTTGAAAATAATCTTGCTCGACTTTTGAAAGACCTGTTGCCACGTCCTTCTGGAATAAGGTAGAACGAGTTTTAGGCTTGTCTTTGAATGACAGTTTAATTTCATTTTTAGGCTTTCCTGAATTGCCTATTCTTTGCCTTGCCACTTATTTCCTCCTTATGGTATAATATTAACCTTCTAAAATTAACGCAGACAGCGGTTGCCTGCGTAGGTGGTGTGATTGGATTCTGCTAACCTTAAAAACGTCGCAGAACCAAAAATATCGCTAAATTTTAGCCTTTCCAAAACGAATGCCTTCTGTAACAGACACGACAACTGCAGGAAGAATTGTTTCTTGGTCAATTTCTCCGTGGTAAATCATATCCTCGAGAAGTTTCGTATTGATGACAGGCTTGTATTCGATAAGCCCTGAAAGTTTTTCACACATTTCTTCCGTCTCAGCTTCGTCAACTAATTTTTCGATAATTTCTTTCAAGCGTTCTTCGTCCATAGTTGAGCGCTCTGTCGTGTAGAAGGTAGCAGAAAAATGCTTACCTTGAGCAGATTCAATGTCATTTTCTTTCATGTACTCTTTTAGAGCATCGCGAAGACTTTTGACTTGTTTCTCCATGTCGCCTTTGGTAGCATTTAATTCACCGGCTTCTTCAATTGCAGCGATAAACTGTTTTTCATCTTCAAATTTCATTTAATTCTCCAATCCGTGTTCACGTTTAAATGCTTTAGCATCTTCTTGAATTGCTTCCCTTTCAGTTTTCCCTACAAGAGTTCGAGTGTAGAATGCCAAGTCACCGCGCATTAGGTTGTCCCTAAATCGTTTGAGTTTGTTCACGCCTTCGTCATCCCAGAATCGAGAGCCACGATGGTCGAGGTCTGTTCTAGGTTCAGGAAGAACAAACGGGAAGTGAATGTTATTTTCTTCGGCGAAGTCTTTTGCTTCATACCAAACATTAATCGTAGATAAGGAGCGGTTCAACATTTGACAAACCTCTCCAACTTTATACCAATTTTTACCTTCTGTGAATTTCATCTAAATACCTTTCAATTATTTTGCATTGCTCTTTAGTGAGCAGTTTGTCGAGTTTTAAAATTCTAGTTGCTGTCCTTTCAGGAATTTGAAGAATACTTGCAAGCTCGCTAGACGAAATATCTAACTCTTGAGCCAGCTCTAGTGCAGTTTTCCTTCCGTTCCTGTCCGGCTTCCTTTTAGTGTCTTTCCTTAATATGGAGATAGTTTTCATTCTATTTAAGCAGGATATCGAAAAGGTTGCCAATTTTAGATTTCATAGGCTTACCGTCTACGATATAATCTGCTAGTTCTCCTTTCCTTTCAATAAGGTCTTCTATACGTTCGTCAACAGTACCTTTGGCGACAAGCGTGTAGATAGTGACAGAACTCTTTGCGCCAATTCTATGACACCTATCTTCTGCTTGGTCCTTTTCTGCGCGTGTCCACGGGCTGTCTAAGAAAATAACTGTATCAGCCTTTGTCAAAGTGAATCCTGTTCCTAGCGCACCTATAGTTCCTAAAATAACAGAAGCCTTTTTGTGATTCATAAATTCTTCAATTTCGTTGAACTTGTCTGCGGTTTCTCCTGTTACCAAGTTGCATTTAACTAACTTCGAAAGAATTTTAGCAAGCGGTTCAATAATCTTTTCCCAATTGCTAAATATCACGCAGGACTTTCCTTGCTGGATACATTCTTCGACAATTTCGATACATCTTTCGAACTTGCAAGACTTGACATCTTGAGTAGTTAAAATCGAAGGATTTCCAGTCGCTTGTCGAAGTCGAATTGTTTCGGCCAGTGGGTTAGGCATGAGCTTTACTTTATCAATTTCTTCAACAAGTTTAGTTAGAACTTCTTTATAGATTTTAGCCTGCTTAGAGTTCATATCGACGTATTCAGTGACTCGAACCTTTTCAGGCAAGTCTAAAACTTCTTCCTTAGTCCTTCGTAGCATGTAATCATTTACCAGCTCGCGAAGTTCACCTAAATTTCTGTATCCAGTTATTTGGTTGAAATTGTCGACTATACAGTAACGCTCTTTAAATTGCGTTAGTGTATGATGTTCAGCTCCTAGCCATTTCATAACATTGAATACATCAATCGGGTTATTCATTAAAGGGGTTCCTGTAAGGCCTATCTTGTAATAACTTTGGAGCTTTTGAATTGAAGCACCTTGCTTACTTGAAGGATTCTTACACTTGTGAATCTCGTCAATAATAACCATTCCAATTTCTCCGCTTTTTGTCAGTTCATTTAAGTATTTAATGAACACAGCATCGCGAAGAGTTTCAATGTTAGTGATAAGGAAGAATTCGTCGTGGCCGCCAAGCAAGTCTTCTGCCCGTTTAGAAACTCCGTCAATCACTAATTTTCCATCTTTAGTGACTCGACTTCCTAAAATATGAGCCGACTCATTTGAATGAATACCTACTTCTTTTGCCCAATTCCATTTGAGCCCTGATATGCAACATACGATTAGACAATGTTTGAAACTTGCCTTCCTGCTAACTGCAATATCAATTGCCTGTTTAGTTTTCCCTAAACCTTGCTCATCGCCTAAAAGGAAACATGGATGCTCTTGTGCGTATTCGAAACATTCAACCTGGTGCGCGAATGGAGTAGTCTTGAACGAAAACTGCTCATTGCTTGAAGAAGCTATTCGGTTTCGAGAGTCAATGTAGTCTTGAACATCTTTATCAAGTTCGCCGAAGATGTGAAGCTCCCATTCATCTAGAGCGTCTATAACATTATTGAAATACTTATAAGGTAGTTCGAAGTTATTAGAAGACGTCTCGACTACATTGGGCAAGCTGGAAATCTTTTCTGCCATTTTAACTGCATCTTCATCAGTGCTTGCCCATGTTTCAATGAATAGGGTTCGACCTCGCCTAGCTTTCGAACGTGCTATAACGATTTCAATCATAGCGAAGAAAGATGAGAAGCTTCAATCAATTCCATTGCGGTGTCAATATCTTCTTCCTTGACGAGTTTGAAAATTCCGTCAATCGCCCATTCGTAAGATGCAGGAGCAATAGATGCAAGAAGTTTCTTTTGGTCTTCTGTCAACCCTTTTGCGCGAACTCCAATTGAAAGTCCTTTTCGAGTTTCTTCGATAGTAACGAAGTTCTTCTTAGAGCGGTAGGCGATGTATGACTGAGTGACGATTCGAGTAGACGCAGGAAAGGCTTCAACAATTCGACTTTCAAGAGCCTTAGTAATTGCCATCACGCTTTCTTTTTTAGGAGCAGGTTTTCGAACAGTAGCTTTCTCACTAACTGAACCAACTTCTTCCGGCTGTTCCTTAACTTCAGGAATTTCTTCCTCAAGGACTTCCTTTTTAGGTTTAGGAACGACTCTACCTTTTCGAGCAGGTCGAGCAACAGCAGGAGCAGCCTTTTTAGCAGGTTTGACAGCTTCCTCTTTAGCAGGTTCAGTTTCATCTGCCATTGTGTACCAACGCTCTAAAGTTGAAGCTGAAAGGCGAAGTTCGCCTCCGTCTTCTAGGGACTCTAGATTGGCTTTCTTTTCATCGGCTAAAATTGAAACGATTTTAAACTTGGTTAAAGATTTAGCTCGTAGCACAACATCGCCTTCTTTAAGGTTTTCGAATTTAATTTTTGACATAATGTCCTCCTCGCCTTTCGGCTTTATTTATTTTATAATTGTATTATACGATAATGAATGAATGTTGTCAAGCATTTTGTAAAAAATTTTTATAAAAAATAAACGCCCCACAAATTATGTAGGGCGGAAAGGGTCATATCAACAATCATGAATCATGTTGACTATTTAATTATAATTGAAATTTTCGAATAAGTAAATAGACTAATATAATACTCAAAGTCCCGCAAGGTTAGAGCCTTACAGGACCGAGAGAATCAATATATTTAAGAAAATTTCCTTTCTATATATTTCAATTATTAAACTTTAGCAGTAATGAGTCCGTCCGGTTCTACCGTGAACTCAGGTTTATCCGCCAAGCGTCCGTCTGGCAATAGTAGGTACCATCCGTCATTGTAGCGTACAAACATATTAGACTTCATGTCGCCGTTGGTAGCATCACAATAATACCAATTATCGTAATACTTAATCCAACCGGTTTGCATTGAACCGTCGCGATTGAAGTAGTACCAGGAGTCACTGATTCGTTTCCATGACGTAGCCATGTAGCCATCACGGTCGAACCAATACCAATTTCCATCAGTATGTTTCAACCATTTCTCAGCTAACATGTAACCTTGGTCATCAAAGTAGAACCATGACTTGTTTTCTTCGATATACTCGAACTGGTCTTTTGGATAAGTTCCATTTGCTCGAGCGTACCAGAAACCAGTAGCATCTTTCTGCCAACCGAGTTTTTTCTCAGCTGGTTGAGCATTTGCGTTGGTCAAGCGATAGATATAATAGTACGGTTGACCTGCATAGTACCAACGCTCGTCGTGGTCGTTGATAGAAATTCCGTCGTAGGCGTAGTTGCAGTGAATGATGTTATCACTGTCAATAAACATACCGGTATGACCTCCAGCGCCTGCGCTAGCACCTTTGCGGCCCCAGATGAAGATGTCGCCTCGTTTAGCATCCCACTGAGTATTTTCACTAATCAGTTCATATCCGTTTTCAATAAGCCATGCGTGCATGTACTCAGTATTGACAGCCCATCCAGCACTTGACGCTCCAGCTGAGCGAAGAGCATAGTACATAGATGAAGAGCAGTCATAGCTATCAGGGCCATCTCGAAAGTCCATGCTATAAGAGACGCGACCTTTTCGAGCCTGCATCCATGCAATAGCGTTTTCAATGTTAATTCCCATTTATTATATTTCCTTTCATCCTTTTGGAGGAAGATTATTAGGCCATGGGTCATCCGTTAGGTAACAAATTGCGCTAACCCGGATATCACCTATATCGGCGTTAGCTGGGACAGGGTCCTCAAATTGAAATCTAAGTTGATTTCCGTCACCTTCTCCTCCAAGATACCACGTTCCATATCTTCTTCCTTTATCATTATAGATTTCGCCTATCAAACTAAATTTCGAGCGAAATCCTGAAGGAACTTGTCCTAAACCGAGAATAAATACATTTCGGTCTCGGTCGGACGGTTGAGGGACGTATCCCGGCGCACCACGACGAAGGATACCGAACCATCCCCAAGACAGTCCTCCAAATTGATACATCACTATATTATTGACACGGCGTACCTTTAAGTAGGAGTTTCCTAATTTAGATACGATTGTTAAGGTGCGCCAACCTGTGTCGCCGACCATAACCTCCCATCCACGAGGACCGTCATCTTTTCTCTTAATCCATTTAAGAGCTTCATTTGTAACGGCCGTGTCGGTATAGATAGTTCCGACAGGAGCGTTGACCTTACCCTCCGGTGAACCATTTCCGCGAAGTTCATATTCATTAGCAGGGGCTGCAGTAGCAGACGACGGACTCGGTAGTGTTATGCTTCCACCGCCGTCAGATAGGGTAAGTATGTTCCCAGCTAAAGATATCTTTTGAGGAATTCCTACTCCGTCACGTCCATTTTCACCCTTAGGTCCTGGTTCCCCTCTTTGACCATCTTCACCTTTAGGTCCAGGTTGACCGTCTTGACCTCGTTCACCTTGAGGCCCTGGAGGTCCCATAGGTCCAGTCTGTCCAATTGGTCCAGGTTCACCACGTTCACCTTTTTGTCCATCTTGCCCACGTTCCCCGGGTAGACCTTGAGGACCTGGAGGCCCTTGCAGACCTTGGAGCCCGTCAGCTCCTTTAGGTCCGGCATCACCTTGAGGACCACGCTCTCCAGCGTCACCCCTAGGTCCTGGTGGACCAATAGGACCTTGAGGACCTGTTTCTCCAGGAGCTCCCTGAGGGCCACGTTCACCTGTGTCACCTTTCGGTCCAGGAGTCAGTGAAATGCTCTCAAGCTCTTCCTTGGTAGCAAGATAACTTAGGTCAGGTTCAGGTTTGGCTTCTAATAAAGCTAGCCGTCTAATAACTTCCGAATCGTCGTAGACTGCACCTTCAACCTTAATCTGCTTCAGTGCTTCATCTAGTTCAGCTTTTGTTACAATATTCGCGACTGCTACAATGCGCTTCGTTTCCTTTTCGATAACCGGAGCTCCGTCGAGCTTGTCGATTGCAGACACTCGAACACCGAACTGAAATCTAAAAAGGTCCGCAGATTGCAGGTCTTTTTCAGCGTAGACGAAACCTATCACAGTCTCATCAGCTGTAATCATCGAGGTATCGAATTGAATAGTCGCGATATTATGTTCGACAGTTCCATCGACTTCTAAAAATCGATTTGTGGTATTGAAATGAAATAAGACTGTCACTTTACTAGCTTCGACGCTTTTTAATGTTAATTCAATAAATGCGTTATTCCTATCATGCGAGTAAAACTCTTCTCTTATCCTGTCAGGGCTATCTCGAACACTACTGCCAATGTCCATGTCCCTTTTTATGACTTTTTTCAAATTCTAACATCCTTTCCAATAAGAAAGAAAGAGAACCTGGAAGGTCCTCTTAGTCTATTCCTTAGACCATTCATCGTTCATCTGCTTAACGGCAGACTCTACGAATGTATTCAAGTCCTTATCAGTCATGTGAATATTGTACTTATCGAGCTCGTTACGAATTTTATTTCGAGCCTGTTCCAATTTTTCTTGACCTTTATATCCAGTTTGAGTCGATACTTGCTCGACTGCATTAACTGCATTTCGAGCTAGAACTTCAACAATTTTAACGGTCTGTTCTCCGCCCTTTTTCACTAGATATTCTTTAGTTGCCCTGACTGCAATTCCAGCCAAGATAACAAGAACACTAATTGACGCATTGACAATGATTTCGTTAATTTGCTGCATAGCTATTCTCCTTTGCTATCTTCATCTTTAATTGGTAATTCCTTGTATTTATCAAACAAGGCTTCAACTTCACCATTCCCTCCGAGGTTCTTATAACTTTCGAACAAAATAGATATTTCTCTAAAATGGTCTAAAGTTGTATAACCTCGCATAACCTCCCTCTTAAGGTCATGATAAAGACGGTAACGCTGAATCTTTCTAGTTCCGTCTTGTATGACTTCATTTTGGTGAGTTATTGCTACTGTCCTTCGGTCGATACCGTCGACTTGCTCTCCAAGTGCTCCAAGTGTACTTGAAATTTCTTCCAAAACGCCTTTGGCTTTATTAGTTCTCCACTCGAATAACTTGTTTAGTAAAACAGTAAGCATTCCGCTGCACGCTGTGATAACTGTCGTCAGGACGGCCGTATCTTTTAACCAACTAGGCATGTCCTAACTCCTTATCTACTTTCTTCAGTCTTTGACTGTTCTTCTAAAATTGCATCTTCGATTGCGTAACGAGTTTCACGAAGTTTTTGCTCATCTGCTCGAAGTTCCCGACGGTTTGCAGCATACAAGTCTGGGTCATGAAGATTCTCCGAAACTGAAGATACTGCGTTTGCGTCAATGTTGATGATAGTAGTTTTGACAAGTTTCTTTTCAGTTCCCTGTCCGACTGTAAACTCTGCCACAATTTGACGTGATTTTGTAAGGTTCAACATATCAATTACCTCCTTTCTATCATTTATTATAACATTTTTCGAACTTAAATTAAATACGAAATGAAACATTGTCTAAATTTAACCATTTATTGTCTACATTCGATTTCACTGCTAATCTTCCATCCTTATAAATAATCAAAACTGCATTTCCGTAGTCGTTATTCAGTCCCTGAATCCATGTATCACTACTAGGTCTATATCCTTCAGGAAGCACTGCGATAGTAGTCTCTTTTTCAGTTTGACCTTTGTAAGCGTTACCTTTCAAGTGAACCACTCCGTCAAGTGTTTTCGAATAATAGACGTCACCGTAAGTCGAATAATGGTTCCAACCATTTTGAAGAAGTAGCTTTTGCCACCTATAATTTTCCACATCCTGTTTAAATAGAAACTCTTTCCATTTAGACGGACTCCATTTACTACTATCATTCGAAGAACGAACAAACATTCTTCCATTCATCGCAGTAAAGAATTGAACAATTTTCCAAGAATCTAGATGGAAGTTTTGAAACAGTCCCCATTCCTTTCCGGTAGGATTGTCTTCGTACTTAGCACTTCGCCAACCGAACTCTGTCCCTTGTTTGTTCCAAACTCCGTCCCATTGAGCACTTCCTGCTGCTAGTAATCCATTATTATCGGTCAGTCTATATCGTTGAATGGGTTGTCCGTTTGCTAAAATGTCTCCAGTCGCTTCAATGTTTCCTCCAGCATATATATCACCGGCAGCATCTATGGACCCAGGTTTTCCTTTTTCGATAACTTTACCGACTCCGAGTCGACCGTCCTTGTCATAGTTGAGAACTACTTTCTCTGTTGCGACGGTTGAAACAAAAGTAGAAGAAGAGAAACGGTCACGAATGACGGCCTTAACTACATACGACTTGTCAGGACCGTAGTGTCCGGCTAGGTTAGCTGATGAGTTAGTTAGTAAGCTAATAGACGCGAATGTTGCTGTTGCACTTCCTCTGTCTTCTACGAAATTTTCAGTATTTAAAGGAGCGACAGAGAATGTAATTTGCATAAAGTTCTTCTGCTGCCCGCCGACTGAAATAGGCGCAACTTTCGCATTTCGAAGGGCTTGCAATGTAGCAGGATTTTGACGAGTACGTTGAACGGTAAAGTAGAGCGAAGGAGAAAAGTATTCAATGACATTGATTTGAACATCCTGAGCAGCGGACGATTTCCCTCGACTATCTGTAACCCAAGCCCTGACAGTCGCAGAACCGCTGAAGTTCATAATACCTAACTTATCTCCATTTTTAGAAATCTGCTGATTCTTACCTACAATTTCAGCATGGAAGGATTCAATAGTGGACCCATAAATACCGGAGGCGTTGCTAAAGTTGACTTGAATGTTAGACATAATTTGAAGGAAATTATTTGGATTCATAATCTGCTTCACTGCGGAGTTTGTCTCAACTAAAGAAATATTCGAAAATGTAGGCTTCACACTATTAGGTATTTTAAAATTCCACCCATTTGAGTAAACATCGCTTCCAATCTGTGCAGCTCCGTTGTAAGTCCTAATTCGAATATCCATTGTCCCTGAACTTGCTTTCGTTAAGTGTCTAGCTAAATCTAGGGAAGGAGTAAATGAAATGCTAGCAGCAATATTCTTCCCTAAATCTATCCACGGACTACCGAATACTCGATACCATACTTGATGAGTAAAGGAACTTACTTTACGGTCAATAGTGATAGTATGATTGGAACCTAACTCTCTATTTCCCGTCAGTCCTGAAATCTGGGACGAGCGAGGAATCTTGTCAAGGGTATAGTTAGAAGAAATAGTAATGTTACCGTGAATACCATTATTAGCGTCAAAGGACGCCCAGACTGAAAAAGTCTTTGTTCCGTCACTATTATGAGGGACAGTAGCTTCTCCGGAAGCAAGTGTAACCTCTTGTCCCTGCGTATCGAAGCTGAGGTTACTTCTATATACACTCGAACCATTTAACCAGACTGAAAGGACACTTCCATTTTCTGCGTTCCATGTCCGGTAACCTCCGTCACGGTCAACCGTAGCTCTCCACCTAACTCGTGAAGTATTATTAGTAATGTCTTGACTAACTTGGTCAATATAAAGGTTTAAATGAAGAGGTCCATATGAGTTTACAAATTTTGTCATCTAATTCTCCTTATCCTACATATCGAATGACGTTCATGTCTGCGTTGAATGTATATTGTTCAGTCTTAAATCGCCCAACTTGGATGGATTCAGTGAAGATACCGTTATCGATATGAATCACGCCCTGACTGATATACATAACTTCTTTCCCTGAAGAAAACATTGAAATCCGGTCGCTTGACACTTTAATTGTCGAACTTGCGTCATTTTTACCAATAATCAATCCTTCATTAGAAGAGCTCATATAACTGTCGACGAACTTCTTCAACTCTCGAAGTCCCCCTAATTCTTGCACCGTAGCCTCAATTCTACTAGCTGCTTGAATAAGGTCACTTTCAGCTTGCTTAATAGCGTCCTCGTTAGCCTGGATTCTTCCATTATAAGCCTTTTCTAAATCACTTAGTTGCTCCATGGTAGCCTTGGCTTTTAACTCCGTTTCGTGAAGTTGAGCCTTTTCTGCTAACGCAGTAAGCTGCTCCTGAGTAAGTCGAAGGTCTGCCTTTGCGTTTATCTGCTCCTGAATGTCCTCCTGTGCTAACTTAAAATCGGAAGGAGTGTTAGCTAGTTCTAATTGAACATTTGCGACATATAGGTCAGCGATTTGTTCGTACCCTACATAAATCATTATGTTCACTTCTTCGAAGTCTAATCCCGGGATAGCTAAAAGTGAAAATCTCGTGTAGTTGTCCTGAATCTTCGACTTAGGTATATCTAGCCATTTTTGTGCGACAATGGTTCCCTTGGATAAGAAATGTATTCCAAAATGAGCTTCCTGAGGTACACTTCCCTGAGCAAGGTAAGCCGATAGTGTCAAAGACGTTTTAGCGGAACCTTTCAGAGCAATTTTCTGCTGAAGTCCTTTCCATTTTGGTATAATAGCCTGACCTTTACTGTGCAGATAAATACCCTGGAGACCTTTAACAGATAGAGAGTGACTGAAATTATACCTTAGTCCAGAATCAGAAGAGATAGCCCATTTATTCGAGTCAACTGAAAAGTCTGCATTTCTTACATAATTTCGACCTCCTACCTGAACGTTAGCAAGACGGTCAAACCATCTATAACGAGAGCTATCGTGACTATCGTTAGGTTCGAAATCCGTGTAGTATCCCATGTACTGCTGGTTATTGTCCTCTAGACTGAAGTCCCGAACTCCGTCTGCACTAGAGGCATAGGCGACGTGAAAATAAGATGTTCTGCCGTCCTCACCAGGCTTTCCAGGTACCCCTTGAACTCCGTCAGTACCTTTCCACTTGGTCCAGCGATAAGCTGCTGGGTCTTTTGAATGTTCAGGACTAAAATCCTGATACTGTCCAATATAGGCGCGACCTTGGTCCGTGTGACTAAATCCTTCACCGTTTGGACTGTCAGAGAAAGCGATATGAGTGTACTGTGAACGCCCATCAGCTCCAGGTGAACCCGGAATACCTCGTTCCCCTTGTAAACCCGGTAATCCTTGAGGACCTGTATCCCCTTTAGGACCTTGCTCTCCCATACGCGAAACAGAATATCCAATTTCATCTGTCTGGTCAGTGTACTTCCATCTAGTTCTAGTCCATAAATAATGACCATTAGGAACTTCGGGTACCTGAGTAGACCATCCTCCAGCAGGTGCAATAGTAGCAGATTCCGAATCTGCGTACATGACTTCCGTTGAAGCTATACCTACTCCGTCCTTACCTGCTATACCGTCTTTGCCTGTATTCCCGTCTTGACCTATATATGCAACTGAGTAGCCTGTTTCGTGGCTTCCATCAGTGTATCTCCAAAATGTTTTAGTCCATAAGAATCGGCCTTTGATAAGTTCAGGAACTTGTTCACTCCATCCGTTTTCAGGTTCTTGTGTACCGGAAACGGATACAGCGTAGGTGATAGAAGTATCTGCTATCCCTACTCCGCTCTTTCCAGGTACACCGTCGACCCCATCACGCCCAGGAGCTCCCGGTAAACCTGCGTCACCTTTAGGACCTTCTAGTCGAATCCATGTAAAGTCGTCAGGAACTAATTCGCTAGGTTTCTTATTAGTAGTTAGAACACCAATATATTTTCCAGACGATGCATTAAAATTAGTCCCTAAAATGTCATCTGCGTATCTAATAACAACTTGAGACTCATTTGCAGTTTCTCCTGAAAGTACACCTTCACCGTCTTCATTTAGCAAGTCCATCAAGTCTTTTCGAGGGTCCTGGAAAATGATAGTAGAGTTCGAAAGGTCATCGTAGTCAATTTTTCGAGCAGATATCTTTCGCCACTCGATGACGTCATAATGGTCGTCGACAATCAGCTGAGTATGATGCAAGTCTGGAACCTTGTTATAAAGGACAGCTGAAGCTTCATATCCAATTAGAGGGCGACTGTAAATGTCAAGATAGGCACGAGCCGCACTCATTAAATTTTCTTTAATTCTAAAACGCTCATCGCTTTTAGATTTTGCAATGTATCGAGGCTTCATATGCCGTGCAGTAAACCATGAGACATCAATAAGGTATTCACTTCCATTGTTGATAGAAGCAAACGTTAAAGGCTCTTGACTGCCTTCTTCCTTTTTACCTGTCAACTTGTAAGCCGTACACAGGTTTCGAGAATCTTCCTGCCTAGTGACATATTTCAAATTCTCTTCAACTACAAGAGGAAAGTCTACTTTAGACTCGACATAAGGCTGAAGAAATACAACGGTTTGAACAATTCTAATTTCTTGCTTAATAATTTCTTCGTAGCCAAACGTCAATTCTAAATTATATTGCTTTGCAAGATATCGAAGATGCCAAAGCATTGAATTTTCTGCGGCGGTTATACTTCGAACCTGCTTATTAGCACCATCCGGAGGACAAACTAGTCGAACCCATTCACCTGCGTCTTTGATAATATCTAGCGCGACGGCACCTACAGAAGAAGCAACGTGTTTCAACTTCCTAGGCAAGCCTTCTGCTAGTTCATACCATAATGCGTAGCAGGTAAACTTGGTAAGACCTTTGACATCTTCTACATCCTGAGCATATTTAATTCGAAACCATCTTCCTCCATATTGGATAATGTTTTCAACCTTTAAGTGTTGATATATAGATGAGGTTTCAATACTTTCAAAAGTGAAAGTTTCTTTCCCTCGAGCTCGAGTCACAATTTCATCCTCGTACTGCTTGCTAAAGATTTCATCACTCGCTCCAATTAGATTGAAGTTTTGGTCATATACTTGAACAATTTCGCCAGGAATTGGACTCATAGGTAAATTATTGTCAATCATATATTCCCTTTCTAATAGTAAGATGGATTTAGAGACAGTTCAACTTGAGCTGGAAGAGTAGAGGTCCAAGCTGCTGTGTCATTAGCTCGGTATTCAATAGTAATTGTAGGATTTCCGTGAGGAATCTTAAAAAATGCTCCTCGTTTAATGTATCTAAATAAGTTAGTCGCTTGATTTGAACTGCTAATCTTAATAAGTTCAAAAGTCCCAAGATTTAGAATAATAATTGAGCCGCTTTCCATCAATACTGAATTAGTACCAAACTCAACAAATTGTCCTGAACTTTTTTCGCCGATTCTAAAATATCCGTTCAATTGCGTATTAGCTCGTATCTCAGCCCGGAATTTCCTTGTTGGTCTTCCTGGATTCGGAAGGCTATCACCTCCAAGAGCTGATTGAAATGCATACATCTTTTGAACTGTTGAATCGCTGTACTCGTAAGCATCTTTGAACTGAATTCCTAATTTAACGACAAGGGAAGTATCTTTAAAGGCTTGAACGTCTACAAGTTTTCCTTGTTCAGTTTCTCCTAAAAATTTTCCCATTCGATAGTATCCGGGGTCTTCAAGTGTCGAAATTCTCCAAAATGACTTCGAGCGGATAAATTGTTTGAATTGTCTATATTTTGCATTGACTTGTTTTTCGGTTTCTCCGTGGAACATTAAGGTCACGCTTCCAGTAAGAGCGGACATAGCATTAGACGGAGAATCTAATACTCCGTCTATGCCTTCAGGGTTTTTAAATCCTGAGTCCTTGAATCCTGCGAAAGTGAGTCCTACATATTCTAGCACGGTCGCACCTTTGTCGACAAGGTCAATTCCGTCGACCAATAGCGTCTGTCTGCTAGCCATCTATTTCTCCTTTATGGTGTTACAATGTTACCAAACCCTGATAAGGTTTCTTTACTCTTATTATACAATCCTCTCGAGAGTTTGTCAACGTCATCATTGTTTCGAACTACGATTGTTCCAATGTTGACAACGGTCTGCTCGCCTTGATTGTTTTTAGATTGAGATTGAGGTTGATTAGAGTTGTCATTTCCTGTATTGAACAAGTCCACTTGAGGCGAACCTGCGGCGTCACGAACCTCACCAAAATCAGGAGCTGGAAGAGTTTCAGGAAGTTGGTCAGTCATCTTATCGTAAACGTCTTTGACCTTTTCTATAACTCCATTTTCCTGAATATTCATCTTCACGTCGCTGAGAGCTTCAGTAACAGTTTCAGCCATTTCTTTAGCCTTGTCACGTGTAGTTCGAATCATGTTACCAATACCATTTACGAACCCTTGACCTGTGTAGATACCCATCTGCTCCATGACACGTGACGGAGAGTGAATACCTAAGAATCCTTTAACGGCATTTAATGCACTGCTAGCCATATTAGCCGCCGCACTTACCGCAGAACTTACCATTGAACTGATACCATTGATGAATCCTCGAACAAGGTTGACCCCTGCGCTTACCATTTGTCCAGCGAATCCAGTAACCTTAGAAACAATTGAAGTTCCCATGCTACCAACCTTCAAAACGGCTGAACCAATCATTGAGGCAAGACCCCTAATGAAGTTTCGAATTAAGGAAGCTCCTCCTGAGACCATCTGTCCTACGAAACTAGCAATCTTGCTAATAACTTGACCCATCATTCCTCCAGAAGTAGAAACCACTGAACCTATTAGTGATGCAATACCTTGAATCAATGCTTGAATAAGTCGAACACCTGCTTGAAGTAGTTTAGGAACGCAGTCGATAATCGCTTTAAGCAATGAAACCATAAGTTGAACAATTCCTGCTAAAAGTGTTGGTATCATTTGAACAATCCCTGCCAAGAGTGACACGATTAATTGAACCCCAGCTGCTAGCAATTGAGGCAAAGCGTCGAGCAGTCCTGTAAGCAAAGTGGTGATGACATCGACGGCTGCTACAAGCAAGTCTGGAAGCATTTCGATAATACCTTGTATCAAGGTGACTAGAATTTGAATACCCATTTCTAAAATAGGTCCAATAGAAGTCGAAAGTGCATTGACAAGTCCCATGATAATTTGCAAGGCCGCATCTAGTACAGCAGGAAGGGCTTGAATTATCCCTTGAACCAAAGCCATGATAATTTGCAAGGCTGCTTGTAAGACGGAAGGCAATGCTTGTAGCAATCCTTGAATAAGTGCTAATTGAACTTGCATGGCTGCCTGTAGAATAGTAGGCAAGGCTTGAATCAGTCCATTGAATAGCGCCATAATGATTTGCAACCCAGCTTGTAAGATAGTTGGTAAGGTTGAAGAAATTCCTTGAATAAGTGTAGATATCACTTGCGTTCCAGCTTGTAAAATGGTAGGAATAGTAGAACTGATTGAACTTACCAATGAGTTGATAATCTGTGTTCCAGCTTGCATCACCTTAGGCAAAGCAGTCGCGAGAGTTTGTGCTAACTGGCTCACGATGTTTGTGGCCGTATTTGCTATTCCAGGCATGGCGGAAACAATTCCTTGAATAATATTATTCAGGATTTGAGTTCCTTTTTCAACGAATGCTGGAAGATACTGAGTGATATTATCTGCGACAGTTTGAATCGTTTTAGCTAGGTTATCAAATACCTTAGTAATTCCATTAGCATTCAATTCTCCTGTTCTTGCCCAGGCTGATAAGAATCCCACAATTAAACTAATAGCAAATCCTACCGGTCCGGAAATACCTAGAAAGGCTAGACCGACTTTCGTAAGAACTGGAATAATAAGTGAAATCACTCCGCCTACTTTACCGAATACTCCTCCCAGCTGCTCTAAGCCACCACTAATGAAGGAACCAATTTTACCTCCTAGTGAACCTAAATCAATCCCGACACTTTGCAAGGCTGAAGTTAGGTGAGTCATCAGTGAGTTCTTCATTTCAACTACTTTCTCGCCGACCTTTTGGAACCATTCACCTAACACTTGAAGTTGATGGGTAGTCCATTCAATCGAAGCCGATAGTCCTGCCTTCAATGCGCTTCCTACTGTATGAATGAAATTTCTAAATTTCTCAGACTTCGTGTAGGCTATCATGAAGGCGGCAGCCAGTGCGTATATGACAGCAATGACAATACCTATCGTCCCCATTGTTCCCATAAAGGCAGGGCCTAAGAACTGCATTGCAATTCTAATCTTAGTAGCCATTGTCAAGAATGTACCAAAGGCTAAAAGTAGAGGACCTAAGGCTGCAACCATTCCTGCAAATATAACAACCATCTTTTGACCGGTAGGTGACATATTTACAAAGGCTTCGAAAACCTTAGTGATTGCTCCTACAATTTTAGCAAGAGCTGGTTCGAGAATTTGTTGAACAATAATAGCAACAGACTCGAAAGCTCCTCCCATTTGCTCGATTTTACTAGCAAGGTTGTCTTGCATAGTTTCTGCCATTTCCTTAGCAGCTCCGTCCGAGTTCACGAGAGCATTGGTCATCTTATCCAATTTCTCAGGACCTGCGTCTAATAGTGCAAGCATACCGGAGAGAGAGTTTTGACCGTAGAGCGTAACGATATGTCGGTTCCGTTCTTCTTGAGTGAGTCCTGCTGTCGCTGTTTTCAGTTTAGCAATTTGCTCACGAAGTGGAATCATATTACCGTTAGCATCGTAGAACGAAATTCCTAATTCGTTCATTGACTTAGTCATCGCCTTTGTAGGCTTAGCAATACGCGAGAGAGCGCCTCTAAGCGTGGTTCCGGCTTGCGAGCCCTTAATACCGGCGTCGGCCATAATACCAATAGAAGCAGCCGTTTCTTCAAGGCTCAAGCCCATAGAGTGAGCAACTGGAGCGACATATTTCATCGCTTCTGCCATGTCAACTGTTTCAGCGTTGGTATCAGCTGCTGCTCGAGCAAATACGTCGGCCACGTGACCTGCTTTGTTTGCCTCTAATCCAAACGCTCGAAGTGAACTAGCCATGGCCTCGGAGCTCGCGGCCACATCGCCTCCAGATACGGCAGCCAGGTCAAGTACCCCTGGCATAGCGTCCATGATTTCATTCACTTGGAAACCAGCTGAAGCGAGGTTCTCCATACCTTGAGCCGCCTCTTTTGCACTAAAAGCAGTTTTAGCACCAAGGTCGATTGCTTGAGTTTTCATTCTACCAAGCTCTTCCGCTGTCGCTCCTGCAATAGCTTGAACACGGGACATTTGAGCTTGGAATTCATTCCCTACTTTAATAGAAGCGGCTGCAAATCCCATAAGAGGAAGAGTGACCGCAGTCGTAAGTCCTTTCCCTAATCCTGTTAAAGCAGAACCAATTTGAAAGGACTTCGAAGACTCTAGTGCGAGCCGTTGCGCTTGACTTTGAGCAAGATTTAATTGACTTGTGAAGTTTGAGATATCCAAAGTCATTTTTGCTGCAATTGACCCAAAATCCATGTAATTTCCTTTCTATATACAAAAAGAGGAGCGACTGAAAATAGTCACTCCATAAGCATTTGCAATCCTGGATTTTTCTTTTCGTCACCAGGATACCTAGGAGTCTTGTCTTCCTGCAAATATCTAATATAAGCAACGGCTGCTGCGTCGAAGCAGTATTTGCCTAAATCAGTTTGCATCCCGACCACCTCGCTAGGTCTAATATGAAATTCAGTGGCGACTGCTATGACATTAGACATTTCCTTCGTCTGTACGAAAGGTTTCAGCTTGAGTCACTTCACCGTACATTGCACTGAAGATTGTCATAAGTTGCGCATCTGTCATATACTCGCCGACTTCAGCGTAAGTAGGCTCTACCATTGAAGCTTCTGCGAATACTCGAAGAAGTTCAGCCATGTCTTGAATACCTGTATCGGTTTTGTTCAAGCGGTCGAGCGCTTCTTTCTTCTGTTGGTCAGTAATTGATGCTAGACTAGCATTGTCTTTAGTGACTGTCGAAGTTTCTCCAAACAGTTCTGTCACTTTACCTAAAAGCGTATTAGGGATTTTCCCGTTGGCAATTAGGTTCATGACACCTGCTGTTCGAATTTTAACATGGATAGGTTCACTACCTTTTGAAAATCCTGGAAGTGCGATGATTTGAAATGCAAGTTGTTTAAACTGCTCAGCTGTGATAATATTAGTCATAACAGACCCTTCTTTCTAAATTTCTATGCGAATTGTGCTACGAGTTTGATGTCTCGGTCAGGCATCATGTGGTTGTCGAAGTCCCAAATAGTTGATTCTCCTTCAACTTTCCAGCCTTTGAATGTCTTACCTGTTAAGGTAGGGTCAGCTGGTTTTGGAGTAATCTTCTTACCTGCTTCAACTCGAACTGCGTCGGCTGTTCCTGTTCCACCGTTCAAATCGAATGTCACGCGACGAAGAACTGCTGGAAGTTGTGCCACATAGTCCATTGACTTAACTGGCAAACCTGCTTTGGTTGCTTCACGTGCTTTGATGTTGAACTCAGGAGCGTAAAACTCTTTCCCGATTGAAAGACCTGGAGCTTTACCGGTACAGTTATTCAAAGTGATTTTCACGTAGTTGACAATTGAGTCACCTACATAGTTGGGCACATAGATATTCATTCTAAATGGTTTCATATTAGAAGCACCTTGTGCAAGCATTGGGGTATCGTATCCAGCAATAGTTCCGCCTTGTTGACGTACTGTACCACCTTCAATTAGGGCCATGATTTCAGGGTCAAACGTGTTGTCCTTGAATGTCAAGTCATAACCGTATAAAAGGTCTGGAGTACGAACGATTGCAAGAATACGAGTATCATTGCGCTTCACATCTTCAGTTCCCTCCGAAGTCACGGCTTCAAGTTCTGCTGTTTCTGCCGTATCTACGACAAAGTTCGCTCCGCCGACTTTTGGCAACTGAGTCAATGGGTCAAGCTCCTCGATTTGCACGAGCTTGATTCCGTAAAGAATGTCTTTACTCATTATTAGTTTCCTCCCTGTGGAATTCTATATTCGATTTCTAGTCGGTATCTAGAAAGCATTGTGTCAAAGTAGTCACCAGTTTCTGCATAGGTTACTTCGTATCCCATGGCCTTGATGATGTTTCGAACCTTTCTGCTATATTCGTCAATACCAATAATTGAGTTTGAATGGACGTAGATTTGAACTTTCCAGTACGCAAAACTTCCAAGACTGTTTGTAGCACTAGGCATTCGATGACTATATCTAAGCACAATATAGTCGTCAGGTCGGTCTTCTAACTCTTCTTCAAACTCAATTCCCGGAAGCATGGGAGAAGGCGAAAGCTGAAAAGTTGGAAGAATTTCCTTCAGTTTGTCCATCATTGTGGTTCGTTTAGTCATCTTTTCTCCTAGTCTAATAATCTTCTTAATGCCCTGTAAAGTTCCTCGACATTGTCTTCTACAGCCTTTTCTAGAATTTTGTACTTTCTGCCGTGTGCCAACTCTAGCCAGAATCCATAGTCCATGTGATGCGATACTGCTATCACAATCTGGTCTGCGGTTGCCCAAGCAGCTTCACCTTTCAGCTTCTGTCTTGCGTTCCCTGTACGGTCAGTCCAAATAGCATTTGCTTTTGCGTATTCTTCCATTTTCGTAGCAGCGACTTCGCAGACTGTTATGACAGCGACTTGAAACTTGTTTCGATACTGTTCACAGTTTCTAACAAATTCTTCAGGTTTCCATACTAATTCAGGCTGAGACATTAGTCGTTCACCTCCAGTTTTAACTCAATTAAGATGTTCTGCTCTAAAATATTGTGAGTTTCTACTACTCTATACCGTCTTTTAGAGTTTTTAATTTCAACAATGTCGGCTCTTTCAATGATTTTGCCTTCATCGTATAAGATAAAAATCTTTACTCCATTTTGAGCAAAAATTCTTCCTGCGTCGGTAGCGTTCGAAAGAAGGTCAGGAACTGTTGAATTGTCAACCAAGCAAACGAGGTCATCTGCTACAACTTCATTGCTTTTGTCCCTTTTCTTCCCTCCGTACCCATCACTGACCCAAGAGTTTCGAATTATTTTGATTTTAGTAGGAGCTGTTTCGATGGCTCTTCGAACTTGATTTTTAACATAGTTGACATCATAGGTCATGTTCCATCCGCCCTTTTCATCAAAATGGTTGAGCCCGAATTAGATTTTTCATCAGCTTCAATCTGTTCTGCTTTATACTCATCATAGAAGAACTGAGCCATGCTCTTCCAGTATTCAGCGTCACCTTTCAAAGTAATCGGCCCGAGAGTCACAGTATCGTTTCGCGTTTTCAGTAAACATAGTTTATAGCTTACATACGCAACTGATTTGTGAAGGTCTAAAAGAGCGGAGATATATTCTCTTGAGTAAGAGTTAGGTGAATCATAGTTGCCTATGTTCTCTGCTACCAAGTCGATATCCGCTTTTTCTGCCATGTTATTCTCCTAATTCGTACTTAATCAAGGCGTCAATGTATTCGCTTTTTCGAGAAATTGAAGAAACGTCAATACCGTTTGCTTTAGCAAGTTCAATGAGCTCAGGTACTGTCTTAGCAGCATACTCTTCGCGCATTTGTTCAACTTCGTCAATTTCTTCAACTGATTCAATTGCTTGAGGAACAGTTTCTACCGTTTCTCCATTTTCAGCTTCCTTAATCTCGAACGCAAAATTTCGTTCAATTAAAGACGAAGCAAGCGCTTCAGGGCAAGCAAATACCGACCCTGAATGCACTACTCCTCCTGATACGATTAAGGTGCTGAGAGCTTTTAATGTAGCCATATATCGCCTCCTAGTTTGTTGTGAGAACTCCTACATAGTCAATTCCTTCGAATGATGGAATCATAACAGCTGATACAACTGTTGCAATGTTGACAGGATGTTTTTCAAGATAAGTTGTAACAGTAGGTCCGCCTGAAAGAACTTGAACTTGAGCGTCTGTTCCGCCAGAAGCCAAGTCAAACGCTTCAGGAGTAGTACCATACCAAGTGTGACCAACGGCGTCAGGTGGAAGCAATACCACTTTACCGTCGTCAATCAAGTTGAACTGACGAATGTTACCAACGTCTGGAAGTTTGTCAGCGTCAGCGAACTGTGCAATTTTCTTAGAGTAAACAGCGATTTGAAGACCTGTTTTCTCAGCGATGAATTTCTCAGCGTCACTTGCAAGAAGCAAGAAGTTTTCCCAAGAACCTTGAACACCAATTGCAAGAGCCTTCTTGATAGAGTCACTCTTAGTCATTTGGTTGTAAGTGTTTCGGTTCAAAATCATACGAGTAGGGCGAACACCTGTACGGTTTTCGATGTCATCCATTGCTGCTAAAATGTCAGCGATAGGGTCACTCTCAGCTGGGTTAGTCCATTTCTTAGTGACTGCATATTGTTGCTTAGCATCCATGTTGTAGTCGTAAGTGTATTGTGCTTCGCTGTTGGTAGATTTGACAGTAAATTTACCGTATTGAAGCAATTGCATACGCATGTATTCTGCTTGCGCTTCTACACCGTCTACAAGGTTCTTAGTATCATTGTAGAGTTGAGTGATTAGAGGTTGGGCAAGAGCTGAACTTTGGTTCAATAGCATTTGCAAGTTTTGACGGTCTTTTTCACCGAGTCGCATAGACTCACGGAAGAATGCCATCTCAGTAGCTTGTTTGCTAAATCCAGCACGTTCACGAAGACTTGCTTTCGCGTCGTAGTTAGATGGCTGGATAGTTACTGGCAAATTATTTGCGCCCTTGAGCCATGAAATGTCTGTTCCTGTTTGTTGAGCATTAGGGAACAATTGAGGGCCAAGGTATTGAAGAGCGTTTGAAGGAAGTGCTTGAATGTAGCTAGCAATCTCCCCTGCGTTGATATAGTCATAAATATTCATCTATAATTCCTCCTATTTAACGACAAGAATCATTGCGTTTTTAGATTCAGGCACAGCTTCGCCAACTTTTCGAAGGGCTGCATATTTAACGAATCCATGAACTAATACTGTCACGGTTACTTTTTCTTCACCTTCGAACACTTCTTGGTCAGCGAAGATGACACCGTCGAATTGTTCACCGGTAGATACTACTTCGAGTCCAGTCTTGCGTCCTTCAAGTGTAGTAGCATTTTTCACGCAAGTTCCTGCAAGAATGTATTTCTTGTTCCCTACTTGAGTTGCTGCGGTAGCTGGAATTTGAGCAGCCAAAGCAACGTAGTGGTCAGGAATTGCGACAATGCTTCGAGTGGTTTGATTAAAATCAGTTTTCTTAACTCGCACATTTGGCATAGTTAGTTCCTCCTATTATTTAAAGAATGATGATTGTTCTTGTGCTCCTGCCGTTTGTTGAGCAGCAGCAAGTTGCTTACCAAAAGAGCCGATTTCACGAGGTTCTGGGACACCGACACCAACACGACCTGGATTCCCTAAATTTCCAGTCCCGGCGGGCGACTTAGGAGCCTCTTGTTTAGGTTCCGCTGGAACTTCGACTTCTTTGAATAAGTATTTACGAGACTCACGAACAGCTTTCAACTCTTCATCTAGCCCCTTAACTTTTCCATCACTTTCGACCGTAATGTTGTCAAGGTTCATGAATCCAAGAATGTCTGCTGCTGGAGCAATGGAGTCACTAATCAACGGATGAAGAGCTGAAGTAATCACAGCGCCTTTTGCAAGTTGAGACTGCTTGTCGAGTTGCTCTTGAAGGTTTTGGATAATGGTCTGCGCATCACCGTTATCTTTGACCTGTTTAGAAAGCGTCGCGACTTGTTCTTTATAAGAATCGATTGAGCCGTTAGCTGCATCGCGCTGTTGAACAACTTCATCGAAACGTGCGTGAGGTACAAAATGTTGACCGTCGCCGTCAATGAAAATTTTAGCATCGAGTTCTTTCGAAGTTTTCGAAATAACTTCCTTCACCTGTTTGATAGTTGGTTCATCTAGACCTTTTAACAAGTCTTCTAATTGATAAGCCATTTATTTTCCTCCTGAGTTTTCCGCCCTCCGGCTGAATCTGCTGTTTTTATTTAATTGGAACAGTGAAACCAATTTCGAGTCATTAAGGCGACAAGGTTCCTTTTCAACTTATATTATAACATAACTGGATATCATTTTACTACTTTTCGAAGGTTCTCGAAATTAGACAATTTATAGACAAAAAGACTCGGTATTGAACCGAGCCTAATAACTTTTAACAAAGTCGAGGTCACTGTATTTCTCAACTTTTCCTGAACTTAAATCGTCATACCATGCGTCTAATACATCATTAGGTTCTCCGTCTACCCATCCTCTCAACTCATCAGCGATTTCTTCGAGTGAGTTTTCGTACCATACAGTTTGGTAGCACATTCCATTGGGATGGTCGAAAGGACATTCTTCGATAGGAAATACTTCACCATCTAAATCGATACACGCTTGACAAGTTCGACCTGGAGCGTGAACAGAATGCCATTGAACTTTTCGAGCATAAGGATTAACCTTGCCCCATTGTCTCACTCCAGCTGTGGCTGAATGACTAATAGTAGTTCGAGCAAGTCGAAGGGCATTGTATTCAAGATTTTGATATTTATGAGCAGCTGGTTTCCCTAACTTCTCAGCTATCTTATCAAAGTCCCAATCTTTTCGAGCCTTAGGGTCGATATATTTCTCGAGCATTTTAGCCATATCTGTAGCAGACATTCCACTTGCTAGGCCTTGTGTGACTATTTGTTGAACGTCATTGCCTGCGCGTGCGGCTGAAGACCAAACACGTTTCGAAAGGTTTTTGCCGTCCTTGTAGATTTCACCTTTGACAACGGCCTCGGCTGCTCTTCGTGAGAATACTAAAGATGCAGCCCTAACTTCCTTTTCGAACTTTTCAGCCGTAGCATTTCCGTCTTCTGCTAATACTTGAAGAATATGAACTACCTGGCCATCTACTGCGTTCATTGCCGCCTTATGAGAGTATTCAGTCATTAGTTGAACAAGAACAGCGTGCAGGTCGTAGGCGTAGTCTTTATAGATTCTTTTAGGCAAGTATCCATTTCGAGACTTTTTAATCTTTGCAATTAAATCAGTTCCTGCATCGCTGAAGGCTTTCAGTACAGCTTGTTCCTGTTCAAGGGTTAGACGAATATTATTTTCATGAATAGCTTTTTCCCAGCTATACAGATACCCATTCTTTTTCTCGTTTTTCAATGTTTATCTCCTTCTTCAGCTTCGCCATAAGCCCTGAGATTTTATGCCCAGCTTGTTCATCCTGGATTCGATAGGAATGGTAGGTGTTTTGATTAGCAGCAGCTCCTTTTTGAAGTTCCTGTTTCATTTTACTTCGACAAGTATTTCTAAATCGAATAAGGTTTTCAATTTCCTTATTTCCTACATAAGTGGTGAACCGATAGTGACACTTAGGACATTCGAAGAATCTCCACTCCACGCCCTTTTCGATATGTTTCGAGATAATCTGTTTAGATGTAAGGTCGAACTTATGCTCACAGTGGTCACAATTAACCTTGAACGTCTGGGTCGACTCTTTCTTCGGTTGGTTGTTCAGTTTGTTCTTTTTCTTTGTCATCAACTTCGTCTTCTTCACTCGTTTCATCTTGAGGCTCCTCTTGTTCGTTTAATTCGTTTGCTAATACAGGCAATGCTCCAGCTGAGATTTCGTCAAGCTGAGCAAGTTCTTCCAAAATGCGTTCCCATTCCTTGTCCGCCTTTTCTTTCTTACTGAATTCTTCAATGTAAGATTGGTGGCTGCGTACATTAGTTTGAACTTCAGTGAGCGCAAGTTGCTTGGCAGCCTGTTCATCGCTAGGAATTGGATAGTGGTGCTCGACAGTCATTGTCGTAAGTGTTTGATAGCTTGACTGAATGTCTTGAGGAATAATTCCTAAATCAACATTGACTGAAGCTAAAATTTCCTCAAGCATTTGGATAAGCCATTGAATAGCATCGTCCCATTCAATCCATTTTCCATCACATCGCGAAATTAGGTCGTAAAATAGGAACTGCATTGCAATCCCTGACGGAGCTTCTTGAACCTTTTCAGGCAATGGTTGGTCCATCAATTCATACATTGCTTTCTTCGCGCCTTCTAAATAATATTCGGCCGCTGGAAGGAAGTTGAAGTTTCCTGAAATAGAAGTGACTTGAGCTTGCTTGCCTCCAGTACCGCCAATTGATGATGTAGGGTCGCTCTTAAGGTCGACCAAAGCGTTTGGCGCAATCTTCATTCCTTGAATAGACTTAGAAGAGCCGTCAATGATAACAGGCTGCTCGAACATTTTAAATCTAAGTGAATCTCTCAAGTCACTAATAGTTTTGTTCAAGTTATCTGCTACTGTGATAAGGTCTTTGACATCGCTTGTCCCGTATATGTCATTAGTCAATGGTTCATTAAGAATGACTCGACAAGGAATTTGCTTCAAGCCTGTAGGCGCTGATTCTTGAACTTTTAAAGGAACTTCAATCTTGTTGCCCAGGTTGTCTTCAATCTCTACAAGTTTGGCCTCTGTTTCTTTTATAGTAGTTTGTCCGCTTTCAGTCATGTAGATTTGGTTCGACTCTCCGTCAGTTAAAGCATAAGTGAGCCAACATTGTTCTTCAATGTCTTCTAAAGCTGTTGCAATTCCTGATTGACTTGTTCCAGCTTTCATTTCATATCTATAATGATGCCAAAGTTGCTTTTCCGTGCTCATTCCTTTTGTCCGCTCGTCCTGATAAACGATGTCCACTGAAAGAAGACTCGAAGGGTTTCGAGGGTCAACGGTGTAAGTGAACTGAGGCATTGAATAAAACTGAACGTCAATTTGTTGAGCGTTATTTGCTACCACTGTCATCAATACTCGCTTGCCTACTGTGGCGTCGACTAATGCATTTGTACTCTTACTCCAGAATTTACAATTCCTTAAAATAGAGTCGAATAGAATACGCTTATTCTCAGCCTGTTCATCTTGACTGTCTTCTACTGGACTAAAGATAAGCTCCGGCTCTTTACCCATCATGAAGCGTGCTTGCTTTTTGACAAGTTGTCGAATATAGTTTCGAATTTCTCGAGTAGGGTCATAGTCGACTGAGTCAGTATCAATCTTCCATGTTTGTCCATAGTCAGTATTCAAGTCCGTGACATCAAATCCGTCGAAGTATTGATAATACTTTTCAACTTCCTGAAGCTCCTTCTTGAACTTTTGATTCTTTGCCAAAGGGCTGTCAAACGACTGACTAATCAGTTCGTCTGTGTGTGAGATAGCTTTTGATTTTTTAGCCATGTTTAAAATCCTCCTACTTATATTATACACTAATTTTGGCCAAAGTGTTTAGTTAGTTTCTAGCGCCCTTTCCAGACAATATTTGTATTTCGAAACCAAAGTCATCGTTGATTAAAGCGTCAGTGAGACAGGCGTATCGGTTTCGGTCCATGCAGTGGTCATGCTCTTTAATGACTCTATCTTCTCCCGTTTGGCTCGCTTTACTGTCCCAGCTGTACGCATAATACTCATCAATGTCGTGCGTGTTGCTAGGGTCGAGTGTAAATCTATTCTCAGCCAACAATTCAGCGTGAAATGAAATGCCAAGCGTCACGTCATTTCGAGCAGGAATGATAGGGATATTCTTTCTAGCTATATATGGATGCTTTTGAAGTTCAACAATCATAGCAGAAGCAGACGGGTCGAGAATTATATATTCGATTTGCTTCCCTCGAATCATATCAACTAAATCATTTGCGTATTCTTTAGTAGTCTTTTGTAGAACTGAACTAAATTGAATATTCGAATTGACATCCGCCTCAGTTAGTTGCTCTTCCGCCTCGCGCCCTGAGTGGTAGTATGACTCAATTAGATGGTAGCGCTTTTGACGTTTCGAGAATCCATAAAGGCCGAAAGTAGTTGCATTGTAGATACCAAAGTCTCCTGCTACAAATAAACGGTCGAATTCTATATTGAGCTTTTTGACATGCTGCTCTTCATTGAACATTGAATAAACAAGTCCATCTGCTGTTACCCAAAGGCCGAGAATAAATCTTTTCCGGAAAACTCCAGCATACATTTTCTCATATCGCCTTTTGATACTATCAGTCAGGCTAGGGTTGTCGTCCATTGTAAAGTGAAGATATAGAATACGCTTTTCGACCTGTTTGTCAATCCAGTTCTTTTTGAAGTAATGATTAGGATTGGCCGGGTTACAAGAGAACCACATTTTCGAACCTGTTACGGAACAGCGCCCTGTCGCTTGGTTGACAAAGGATTCAGGCATCAGTGCCACCTCATCGCAGAAGATACCTGCTAATGTTACCCCCTGGATAAGGTCCTGACTCGACTCATCTTTTCCTCCAAATATATAGAAGTAGTTGACAATTTCTTCGCCATTTCTAAAGTGTCTAATAATAAGTAGATTTTCATTTCGAACATCCCTTATTTCATACCCGCGACTTGTGAGCATTTGCTTTAGAGGTTGAATAACATTTCGTCGAGCTGAATGAATTGTCTTACCACAGATGGCAAAGTTTTGTCCATTGAACTCAGTCATCGCCCACAATGAAAATGAAAGAGCCATCGATACTGTCTTCCCTGAACGAATCGAACCGTCTGCTATGACAATGTCGAAAGTTCGAAAAGGGCTCCCCGTTGTCCACCAGGTAAGGAGTTGAAGCTGTTTCTTACTAAAAGGGACAAAGTTGAACTTCGGTAGTTTATTTCTCAGGCTTATTGTCATTATCAGTCACTCCTTTAATGTAGGAACCTGTTGCATCACTAAATTCTTGCCAAACGGCTTGAGCTGCTTTATCTAGTGCTTCTACGAAGTTATCTTTGACTTCGCCTTCAATTTCCTGGTCGCCCATTTTGGCCCGGAGCAATGTAATTTTCTCGCGCTCAATTTGTAGTCTATATCGAACCTCTTCTGGCAACATTCCATTTGCACGTTCTTGGCCTTTTTGAGCTCTATCTATAAGGTTCGAAAGTACATCTAATGCGCCCCATCTAATATTTCCTTCTTTAGTAAATAAATATCTATCAGGATTATCCAAGCACATTTCGACGATGTTCATTAACTTTTCCCAGGCGGCGTGGTATTTAATATTGACTGAAACTTTAAACCCTGCATACATTTGAGTCAAAGTGTCATTAGTAACAAGAGCCTTTTCATTCTCGAACTCTTTTTTAGCCTTCACCCATTTATCGCGAGCCCGTATTTCGCCAACCCGTTTTTCATTTAAGCCATAGCGGGCAGCAATTTCCTGAATAGTCATGCCCCTAATAAATTCCAATTTCATTCTAGCATCACGTTCCTTAATTGTCATCTTGATGCCTTTATAGTCATACTCTACGAATTGGTCTTTATTAACACGCGCATTTGCTTTGATTCCTTTTTTATCTTTTGGCCGTGGAGGAGTTTTTCCTCTTCGAACTTTTGGTCCAGTAGCTTTCGCCATTTATTGACCCTCCTTTATATTTTATCGTTTACATTGTAACAAATTTGCGCGTGACTTACAATTGACTGAATTTATAGTCCTATAATGAGAAAAAGAGTGATTTTGAAACTAAAGAGGTTGAACTAATATAGTCCAATTTTCCGTTTTCGAGCAGTTATTTTGGGGTCGACTTTTCGAATGATTGAGGTTTTCGAATCCTTGAGTTTTTCGAGCATTCTCGACTTTTCGAACCGGTTCGACTTTTCGAGAAGTTCGACTTTTCGACCCCTTTTTATGCTCGACTTTTCGAGTGTCTTGAGGTTTTCGAGCAGGTTCGACTTTTCGAGAAATTGAGTTTTTCGACCTCTAAATTAGGCTCGATTATTCGAGAAGTTTAGAAGTTCGAAAAGTTCAAACCTACTAATTTCACGGTATTTGAGAGCATTTTTGAGAACTTGTTTGTAGAAGTGCTTTTTAGGTATCTTCGTTCGTTATTTCAAAGTTCATTCGAAAGTCCGCTAAATGCTTGCTATATCTGTATTCTTATATATGAGACTGGTAGTAAAATAAGATAGTGCTCGACTTTTATGTCGCCCCTAATTTTTGTTTTTACTTACGGACTATGGGATTTATAGGTATTTTCGTGGCGCCTTTTTTATTTACTTATTAAGTCCTTTTCTATATTAGATTGTTTATAAATGAGGTTGAAAATGGGTATAAATTGTCGCCTAAATTTTCCGCCCATTCTATAATTTTTAAATAGTTCAACTTTTTTATAAAAAATGCTTTACTTTATTCATTCATTATTGTATAATAATAGTATAAAGAAAAACAATTAAAGGAGAAAATAAAATGAAATTTTCAAACTTTGCTAAAGCACTTACTAATGAATACCTAATGGTAGTGAACAATGACCAAGCTGAAGTCTTAGGCGCAGGAAATATCGAAAACATTCTCAACGGTTCGAACTTTGCTAATATTGTAGCTGAAGCGACAGTTTTAAAACTCGAAAAACTCAGCGAAGAGGAAGCTATTGAGTGGGACTTGGAAGATAAAACTGCTTCTATTTATGTAGTGACTTTGGATATGTAAGGAGTATCTAATGAAACTTTATCACGCCACTAATCTTGAAAATTTAAGTGATATCCTAGACGAGGGCTTGAAGCCTTCGTTTGGGGTTATCTATTTTGCTGAGAGTTATGAAAAGGCTCTAGCATTTTTAGCCTTACGCTCTATTGATGTAGTTGTGTTTGAAGTTGAAGTTGACATTGAACAATGCACTGAAAGTTTCGACCATAATGAGTCAATGTTTTGTCGACTATTTCATTTCGACAATTGTCGCGCCTGGACTTACGATAAGCCTATTGCTCCGGAAGAAATTGACTTCAGTAAGGCTCGAATCTATAATAGAAAGTAACTAATATGAACAACGAAAAAATTATCGAAAAAATTAAAAATCTTATTCAATTAGCAAATGACAACCCCAGCGATGAGGAAGGGCAAACTGCCCTTCTTATGGCTCAAAAGTTGATGCTAAAAAATAATATCGCACTTGCTCAGGTTGAGCAATTTGAAGAGCCTGAAAAGTTCGAAACTTCTCAAGCTGTTGGGAAAGAAGCAGGTCGAATTTTTTGGTGGGAACGTGAACTTGGTCATATTCTCGCGACTAATTTTAGGTGCTTTTGTATTAATCAGCGTGATATGCGCTTGAATAAAAGTCGAATAATTTTCTTCGGCGAAAAACAAGACGCTGAATTAGTGTCTAAAATATATGAGGCTGCTTTGCTTTATCTTCGTTATCGAATTGACCGACTTCCTACTCGCGAACCTTCCTACAAAAATTCATACCTCAAAGGATTTTTGTCAGCCTTAGAAACGCGATTTAAAAAGCAAGTAGAGGAGTATTCGCTCATGGTTTTGCCTAGCGATGAAACAAAAAATGCGCTTAGAGAAACCTTTAAAAACTTAAAAACAGAAGGAATTGACAGACCTAACCATGACTTCAATCTTGAAGCGTATGTCGAAGGACGGTTCCATGGCGAGAATGCAAAGATTATGCCTAATGAAATTTTGGAAGGTGGTAACTGATGTTCATTATTCGACTACTGGCTAAAATGCTGCTAAAAGTGCTAAAATGGTTGCAAGGGTTTGTTGACCAGAGCGGGTTATATTAGGATGAAATAAAGAGGTGCGTTAATGGGAAATGAGTGGATAGTAATTCATTTTCAAAACTCATGTATCAAACAAGTAGACGATGATAAAAGGAGGCTCCTATTCGAAGTGCCAGGAACTCCTTATCGCCTTCGAATATGGGTCAAGATGAGTTTAGTGAAAATTGAAACACGCGCAGGAAATGGATTCTATAAGAGGCTTGTTTGTAAAGACGATTTTGTATTTTATGGTAAAGAGTTAATAGAGGGTTACTTAATTGACGCCACCATAACTGGCAAATCTTTGGCGGAATATTGTGAGCCTATGAATAGGCATATTCTCGAAACTATTGCATCGCGAGAAGCAGCTGAACTGAACAGGGCTAAAAAGCTAGACCAACAGAAATGGAGATACTAGTATGGCAAAAAAATAAAAAACGGAAAAAAGTCAATGTCAAAAGGAAAATGCTTATCCCTACAAATATCTCGAAAACAGTAAAGGTAAAAGCAATCGCTTATAGAAAGGTTCTAGTTAAGTGGCTTCCTAATACGGACGAATTTCAAGTTTATTTCGACCTTTATATGAATAAAAATAGGCTCACCATGTTAGGTACTATTGACCCGGACAAAAGCTATTTTAAAGGAATTCGAATTGTTTGTAAAAACCCGCAGCCTTGGATGACAGTAAAGGAACTTCAAGTTGCGCGTGCAGACGCTCCTGGACTGTTTGCAGTACTTAAAGCATATTGTCACACGGTTGGAGACGTACTAGACAACGGCGCAAAGCCCGATGAAATTGTTCCCGGCATTATGTATAAGGAAGGTGAATTATTTAGCGACAGTGAAATTGTCAGCCTTTTTAGGTACGAAGTCAACGAGCCTTATGATTTTCCAAAAGATGTTGCTATAACTCATGATAATTTTAATGAGTTCATTATGTCAACCCAGCATACCCGAACGATAGCTCTTCAGTGCGCAACTATTGGAGAGTTTCAAAGAATTGGAGAAAGTGGCAAACTTCAATTCAGCTTATTTTAGGCTATGCTAAAGACAATGGATTTAAAGTCGACGATGAAGTATGGAACTTTTCGACAGGCTCGAAGGCTGGAAAGGTTGCACGTCGAAAGGGATATGAAGCTATTCAACAAGCAATTGAAAAGATGAATAAATAACGAAGCTCCGGCTCGTTATTTTTTAAAAAAATTCAACTTTTTACACAAAAATGCTTTACTTTATTCACCCATTATCGTATAATAATAGTATAAAGAAAGTAAATAAATGAGGTAAATAACATGAAAACAATTGAAGTAAGATTTAACGTAGAAGACAACGGTTCATTCTGCCAGAAAGTTGAATATAAAGACGACGCAGAGTTAGCAATTGACGCTTATATTCTATTGTTCAATCAGGCTTACGGCGATATCAAAGGTTTAAAAATCGAAAGCTATACAATCGTTCCAAAGGTTAAAGACCTAAAAGAAGGAACAAAGGTAGTGAATAGATATGGAACCGAGTTCGAAGTAGTAGGAAAACAAGGTCGCACATACGTTGAGTTGAAACGTCTTAGCGACGGACGTGTTTGGTCATACGACGATGAAACATTAAAAGTTGAAAGAGTGGAGGTAGTAAAATGAAAACAGTCAAAGAAGCAATTGAACAATTCGGTGACGAATGGTACTATCAAATCTACAACCGTTACGGTCTGCTATACAAAGAAGGTCGAATCGAAGACTTAGAAGGTTACATGGGCAACGTAGTTGAGGAAGTGCGCTTCACTAACTACGGTGACATCGAATGTCAACTCATTAAACTTTACATCCAATAAGGAGGCAACTGAAATGAACTTCGAACAACTTACAAAAGCAATGAATGAGCAATTTGTAATCGTAACTGATACAGAAGAAGCCGGCATTATATGTAGCGGAGACCTTAGTCATCTAGTGAAGACTAATATGGCAAGAGCTCTCAAAGACAAGAAGGTGCTTATATTTAAACAATTTACAGAACAAGACCTAGTCGAATGGGGATTAGACCCCGAAATAGAGGCTTGCTTCATCGTAGTAGATTTGTAATAACAAGGAGGAAATTAAAATGGCAACAGTAAAGGAAACAGTAAAATTTGACGGACGTCTTGTAACTATCTTCGACTACGACGATTTAGAGTGGGAAGGATATGCACCTAATGAAGGATTTGAAGATGTTGAGGAAATGGAAGTCCTTAGCATTCGAGTTCAAAACGAAGGTGAAGACGACGAGTGGGTTGAGGTTATCGCCTGCTATGAAAACGACGACGATGATGAAGACTTGGAAGGGCTATAAAGATGAAAGTATTTATCAACAATCACACTGAAGCTGATATTGACTACAAAGATATTCTAAATTTTGTAGCTTATCGAAACTCTCCTAACCCTCAAATTCAAATCACTAGCTGGAACGCTTTGCTTTCCTGCTATACACGGAATGAGCTTTCTTATAAGGGAGTTTCAATAACGGACTTCTTAGAAGCCATTCAAACTATTGCAAGTTCCTTCACTCACCTAGACTCGAAAACAATTGATACACAAAATGAAAAGCGACTCGAAAGGATTGAGGAACTTCAGTCAAGAATAGGTCATTGTAACTGTACCATCGATGAACTTAAAAAAGGAGTCCACGAAATGCCTGATATTGAATCAGCTATTTCTTACCAGTACGGGCAGATTCTTGCTTATGAAGATGAACTTAATTTTCTGCTAAACTAAAAGCTCTATTATTAGGGCTTTTTATTTTCAAAAAATATTTTAAAAAAGTTCAACTTTTTACACAAAAATGCTTGACTTTATTCAATCATTATCGTATAATCATAATATAAATA